TGAATTTCCCGAGGTAACGACCGATGGCATCGAACAAGCGGCAGATCCTGATGGTCAAGACGGAGGCCACCTACGGGGTCAGCCCTAGCGCAGCCGGCACCGATGCCCTGCTGGTGCTCGATGCCGAGCTGACCCCACTGGATGGCGAACTGCTGGAGCGCGAGCTGATCGACTCCACGTTTGGCCGGGTGCGTTCGCGCGTGATTGCCCAGCGAAAGATGGGCCTGAAGTTCGGCATTGAGGCGGCCGGCTCTGGCGCCGCCGGAACCGCGCCAAAGTTCGACCCGCTGATGCGCGCCTGCGGTTTCAACGCCGCGACCGTGGCTTCCACGTCGGTCACCTACACCCCGATCAGCACAACGCCGGAAAGCTGCGAGCTGTACCACAACTGGGACGGCAACAAACATCAGGGCCTGGGTGCCCGGGGTACGTTCGACATCTCCTTCCAGGCTGGCCAGTTCCCCCGGTTTGACTACACCATGACCGGGATCTACGTCCCCCCTACGGACGTGGCCTTCCCTACGCCGACCTACGCCAACCAGGCGGCCCCGGTGGCCTTTGATGCCGGCAACACCCCGACGGTCACGGTGGCTAACCTGTCGGCCTGCGTGTCTGAGTTCAGCTGCTCGATTGGCAACCAGGTGGAGTTCTTCGACCATGCCGGCTGCACCAAGCAGGTGCGCATCACGGATCGGATGGTGGAGGGTTCCATCACCATTGAGCGGCCTGACGCTCTGAGCACGAAGGATTTCTACGCGCTCGCCATCGCTGGCACCACCGGCGCAATCACCTTCACGCACGGCACTGTCGCCGGCAACCGGGTGGGCATCAGCATCCCGCTTGCCAACTTCGGCCCGCCGGTCCCGGCTGACCTGCGCGGCGTGGCTGGCCTGCAGATCCCATTCGTGGCCCTGCACTCCGCCGGTGCCAGCGACGAAATCTCGATCGCTTTCACCTGAGCCAAGCGGCTCAGGCTTCTCACTCCGAACACATCACCACATGGGCTTCAAGCTCTCCACCGCCACCAGTTACCCCTGGCCCGTCGCCGGCGAACTGGCAGGCACCCGCTACAGCTTTACCGCTCAGTTCGCATTCTTGGATCAGGAGCGGATCGATTACCTGCTGGTGGCATCAGCCAAGCGGGCGGCACTTCTCAAGCGCGGCGAAGACGATGCCAGCCTTGAAGGTGTAACGGCCCGCGCCATTGCCGCCGAGGTGCTGGTGGGTTGGTCCGGTGTGACCGATGACGACGGCGAGCCGATCGACTTCACCGCAGCGGCTGCAGACAAGTTCCTGAGGATCCAAGGCGTGGCCGCTGCCATCGTTGAGGCCTGGGGCGAAAGCCTGGAAGGAGCAAAACGGGGAAACTCCAAGGCGCCGCGCGGCATTGGCTGAGCGGCGCTGGGAGCACCGATGACCTGCAGGAATCGGCAGCAGCGTGGGGCCTTGAACTGCCGCCGGAGCTGACCGAGCCGGAGATCTTCGAGGTGTGGCCGGAGAACTGGGAGGCGGTGCGCCTGTTCATCCGCTGCCAGACCCAATGGCGGATCAGCATGAACGGCCGGGCCGGATTGGACTATGGCGCCCTGCTCGCCATGGGTAGCCTGTTTTCAGTAGAGAACCTGAGCCAGGTCGTGGAAGACGTGCAGGTGATCGAAGCCGAGATCCTGACCCAGGGGGCGAAGAGCTGATGGCCGCCAACATGGACGCGCTGCTGAGAATCGCCACTCGCGTCACGGGCGCCGAGCAGGTGACAGCGCTGCAAAGCAAGTTCAAGCAAGTCGAAGGCGCCGCCAACTCGCTCACCAGCAGGATCGGCCCGCTGGGTGGTGCGCTGGGCGCATTGGCGCCGGTTGCCACTGTGGGCGGCCTGGCGGCATTGGTGGGAAAGACCATCGAAGCCGGCGACAAGTTCAACGATCTCAGCCAGCGGACGGGCGTGAGCGTTGAATCGCTGGCAAAGTTCAACAAGGCAGCGGACACCAGCGGGACCGACATTGACGCCGTGGCCAAGAGCCTTGGCAGGCTCAGTAAGGGCCTGTACGAAACCGCGACCACCGGCAAGGGCGCCACGGCCGATGCGCTTAATACTCTTGGCATCAGCGCCAAGGACGCCGCCGGCAACCTAAAGAGTGCCGATCAGGTAACGCTGGAGATCGCCAACAAGTTCAAGGCCATGCCTGATGGCGTGGAGAAGACAGCGCTGGCAATGCAGCTATTTGGCAAGAGCGGCGCTGAGATGGTGCCACTACTGAATATGGGAGGCACTGCGATTGATTCGCTTAGCAGCAAGATGACCACCGCCTTTGCGGAAAAGGCAGATCAGTACAGCGACAAGCTGGCCGTCCTGGGCGGCAAGGTTGGCGGCTTGGCGGCTGGATTGACGATGGCACTGCTGCCGGCGTTGGAGCTGGTAGTGGACGGGGTTGCCGCTGTGGTGGACGTGATCGGCAAGCTGCCTGGTCCAATCCAGACAATCATTGGACTGTTTGCTGGCTTGGCCATTGCGGTTACAGCATTGGCCCCGGCAATATCACTGCTCGCCGGCACCGGCCTGTGGACCACAATCACCACAGCCTTCACCGGCTTCCTCACATTCATGAGCACCACCTTTGTGCCTGCCATGTTGGCGTTCTTCTCTGGCCCGGCCGGCTGGATCACGCTTGCTGTGATCGCCGTGGCAGCCATGGTTTACACGTTCCGAGAGCCAATCGGGAAGTTTATTTCCTGGATGGGCGAACAGCTCAGCGGGTTGGCTAAGTCCATCGGCGATGTGATGGGCGGCATCGGCAAGACCATTTATGGCGCCGTGGACGCAATTAACAAAAGCATTCAGTCCACCATCAAGGCCACATGGGACTGGGTGAGCTCTGCTGTGGGCAACGTGGCCAAGTCGCTGGCTGCGCCGTTTGAGGCTGCTGCTGGTGCCATTAAGAACGTGCTGCGCAGCGTGCTCCAGTTCGGCGCCAACGTGATCAACGGCTTCCTGGGCGCCATCAACCAGATGATCGGCAGCGTGAACAGCGTGGCCGGCCGGCTCAGGCTGCCCCAGCTGCCCACTTTCGGCACCGTATCAGTGCCCAGCTTTGAAGGCGGCGGCTACACCGGCAACGCCCCCCGCAGCGGCGGCATTGACGGGCAAGGCGGCTTCATGGCGATGCTGCACCCCCGGGAAACCGTGATCGATCACGCGCGGACCGGCGCCGGTGGTGGTGTCCCCAACATCACCATCAAAACCGGCGAGGTGCTGCAGATGCCGGATGGCAGTCAATGGGTGAGCATAGCTGACCTGGAGCAGGCCATGCGTGCCACTGCTGCCGGCGTGCTCGGCCAGCTGCGCACCCCCGCCGGTCGCATTGCCATGGGTGGTGCCTGATGGCTACCGGACAGGCTGCGTTCGTTTCCCTGGGCGATGGCATCGGCACCGTCTTTGCGCGGTGGCAGAGCTATTGGATCGACGCCATCACCACCTGGGACAGTCAGTCCTGGACCTATCAGCAGTTCGATTGGAGTGGCATTGCCAGCGGCCAAGCCACGGGTGAGCAGGCCACCCTCACCTTGCCGGCGGTGCCATCGGTGCTGGGCGTGACTGAGTCGGCCTTGGCGGGCCCGTGGGTGGCGGAGGTGCGGGTGATTCAGTTCGACGAAGAAGCCGGAACCACCGCACCACCGGCCGCCTATGTGCTGGCCGCCAGCTGCATCGGTGAGGTGATCGGCGCATCGGCCACGCTCACCACCATGACTTGGAGGCTGGGTTCGGCACTGTCGCCGGTCGGCGCGCAGTTCCCGCCGCGCACGGCCATCACCCCATTGATTGGAGTGCCCTGCCGGTTATGACACTTCTCGACGGACGACTGAAGGACTACCTGGCCAAGAACGGCCGACCGCTCAACGGCTGGATCAGCAGCAGCGCGCTCGAGGGCGCCAATTCAGGGAAGCTCCCCCCACCAGCCAACGCCGCCGCCGCTGCCGGTAACTCACCGTTGAACGTGGCCCAGGCGGCCATGGTGGTGGGCGAGCCGATCCCGATCGTGTTCGGCCGGCGGCGCGGCACGGTTGGCGGGGTGTTGATCTTCCCGAAGGCCACCGAAGCGCGCTTCGAGAACAACGCCACCACCGTCACCAGCCGCTACCACATGGTGCTGGGTGAAGGGCGGATGCCTGATATCCAGCGGCGCGATGTGCGGCTGGGCGAGTGCCGGATCGGCACCTTCTCCCAGAACTACAACCAGCGGGCAGGCACATTCGTGCCCGGCAACTTCGCCACCGCGCAGACCGCCTACACCGTCCCGACCTTCCCGACCTACACCGGCGGCGGCGGCAACTACCAGGGCCTGTCAACTTTTGAAGCTGGCAACACCTTCACCGGCGGGTCCGACGACTGGCGCACCGGCTGGAACATCTTCATTCGCGGCGGCATGATCATCGAGCGCGGCCGGCTGCTCGACGCCACGGTGGACAGCAGCGACAACCTCGCCGATCTGATCCTGTGGGCGCTGCAGCGCAGCGGCCGGGTGCCTGCCGCAATGATCGACCTGACCAGCCTGGCCAGCGCTGCGCTGTTCCTTGAGACGGTGGGCCTGTGGTGCAACGGCCAGTTCGACGCCTCGGGAAACCTAGGGGATTGGCTGATCAAGATCCTGCCCGATTTCCTGCTGCGTGAGACGAAGGTGGGCGGCAAGTTCGGCCTGCGGCCCCTGCTGCCGGTCACCAGTGGCGCCATCAACACCGGCGCGATCACCCCGGAATGGGTGCTGACCGAAGCGGCGATCATTCCCGACAGTTACCAGGTGGACTACGCCGAAGCCGCCAGCCGGCGGCCGGTGGCGATGGCGATGCTCTGGCGCCAGCAGGCCGACGACACCGATGTGCCGATCGTGCGCACGCTCACCGTGGGCGATCAGAACGCAAGCGGCCCAGTCGAGCAGCACGACCTGTCGCAGTACGCCACCACCGAGAACCACGCGGCAAAGGTGGGTGCGTACCTGTACGCCAGGCGCACCCTTTCAACTCACACGGCAACCGTTCGCCTGAAGCCTGGGAACCAGACCGGCACGATCGCCGAGGGCGACATCGTTCAGCTCTACCTGGCGGTGGAAACCAGCCGTGAAGCGGTCGGCAGGATCAACCGCTTCTATCAGGTTGAGAGCATCGGCCACTCACTGAGCGGTGAAGAGACGCTGAGCCTGATCCACTTCCCGGTCAACTCCAGCGGCCAGAGCCTGATTGCGCTGGCGGTGGCCAATGCCACGGCCCCTGGAACCACGCTGAGCTCCAACCGCACCGGCGGCAGCTGTGACATCGCCGGGGCGTCCACCAGCACCACCGTGCCAACCAAGAGCACCAGCGGAACACCGATCAGCGGCCAGGC